AACCTATGCGCGGCGGTACTCGCTGATGGCGGCATGCGGGATCGCGCCAGAGGATGACGACGGCAACGCGGCCAGCAAGTCGGTCAGCAAGGAACAGGCGGCCAACATCACCGCGCTCTGCGAGGAAGTCGGCAAGCCGGTTGCGGACGTTGCCCGATACTTCGGGGTCAACAAGATCGAGGAAGTGCCAGCGGCCAAGTATCAAGGCATTATCAAGACGCTGGAAAAGAAACGAGACGGCGAATAAAGGAAACAGGAAATGGAACAGGTATATCTCGAACAGGGCAGTCAGGAATGGCTCGAATGGCGGCGAGGCAAGCGGATGGCCTCGGAGACAGCGGCGGTCATGGGCATCAGCCCTTACAGCAGCCCCGCGCAGGTTCGCAAGGAAAAACAGGGCCGGGGCAGGACGTTCGTCACCGACGCCATGCAGCGCGGGCATGACGAGGAACCCCGCGCTCGCGAGGCCTATGAGGCCGCTACCGGCACGCTTTACCAGCCCGGCGTATTTCACGATGGCGACTACGGGGCCAGCGTTGACGGCATCACGATGGAAGGCGACCAGCTCTTGGAGATCAAGACGCCGGCCAAGGGTCAGCAATCAGATCGCTGGCAGGAGGTGGCCGAAGGCGCGATCAGCGAGTATGACTACGCGCAGGTGCAGCACCAGATGATGGTCACCGGCGCTGCAGACTGCGTGTTCCTCGTCTGGAGCGGCAAGGATTACGTCTCGACCGTCGTGCCGCGCAATCCTGAGTTCTTCGAGAAGATCAAGGAAGCATGGGACGAGTTCTGGCCGACCGTAGAGGAGCGTGACGACGCGGAATGGGCGGAGGCTGCCGAGGCCTACCGCAAGGCCAAGGAAACGGCTGACGCGGCTTCTGCGGCGCTAGAGGACGCCAAAGCAAGGCTGATCGACCTCACCAGCGGCAAGTATAGCGGTGGTCAGGGCGTCGAGGTTACCAAGGTCGTGCGTACCGGGGCGGTTGATTGGAAGAAAGTGCAGAAGGCGCATTTGGCCGACGTAAACGTGGACGAATACCGCAAACCAGGCAGCGAGTTTTTTAAGGTGGAGGTAAAATCATGAGTCAGAACCAACAGGTCATGCAGGCATTAAAACGCGGCCCGATAACAGCCGCCGATGCCATCCAGTTCGGATGCTTTCGCCTTGCCGCGCGGATCAAGAATCTGCGCGAGCTAGGCCACGACATCCATACCGAATTGTGCGTCACTAGTGACGGCAAGCGTTTCGCGCGGTATACGCTGCGCGAAGAATCAAAGGCAGCATAGGAGCCAATCATGGAGAAGCCAGACAATAGCGGCGCATTGTTCCGCAATGACAGGAAAGAGACCGACAAGCAGCCGGACTACACCGGCGAGGCCAAGATCGAGGGCGTCGAGTACCGCCTTAGCGCCTGGTTGAATGAATCGAAAAACGGCAAGAAGTATATGGGCCTGAAGATGACGGCGAAGGATGACATGCCGGGTCAGCAGGCGCCTACGGCGGAACCGCCGAAGGATTTTGACGACGATCTGCCGTTCTGATCTATCACAGCCCGGCCAAGCGCCGGGCTTTTCTCAGGAGACAAGCATGCAAGCCATTCAAGTAACTCGCCTTAGCGATACTGCAACCATCCCGACTCAGGGCAGCCCTGGCGCTGCTGGCTGGGATTTATACGCTGACGAAAGCATGATCATCCAGCCGGGCGGTCGAGCGATGATTGCTACCGGCATTGCGGTCGCATTGCCACCGGATAGCGTCGGCATGATCTGGCCGCGCTCTGGGTTGGCATGGAAGCATGGCATCGATGTTCTGGCAGGGGTTGTTGATTCAGACTATCGCGGGCCGGTTGGCGTTGTCTTGCAGAATCATGGCTGGTATCCGGTAAAGATCAACCCCGGCGACCGTATCGCGCAGCTCGTGATCCAACCAATTGTTCCTGCGCGCCTGATGGCAGTCGGGCAGCTTGGTGATACGCATCGAGGCGATGGCGGATGGGGTAGTACGGGGTGAGACCGCAGGACAAGCGCAACGTCATCGCGGCCTGGCTCGCGGGCGCTAATGCCGACCAGGCGGCGGCCCGTCTTAGCCTGCCGGCGCAGGAGGTACGGGCGATCTACGCCAAGGAGCGAAAAAAGTTCCGGTGAGGTATTTACATGGGGCCACGGATGGGCCTATACTCTCTCCAACGTCAACGGAAACAGGAGAAGCATGATGGACACCGACCAGATGAATTACCAAGACATGATCGACGAGGCCAGAACGCTGGCCCAGCACCTTCATGAATGGAGCGAGCAGTTTGATAAATGCGACGCGGAATCTGAGCTTTCATGGGGCGCGGTAACTCATATCAAAAGAGCGATCTCAAACTTGCAAGGCGCAAAGCAGGAAAACGCGCTGGCTCAGAAAGCCGAGCGTGACGCGCTGCTCAAGCGTATCGAGACCGGCACCACTACCAGCCGCGATGCGACGGTTGCGCGGAGGCTGATGTCATGAGGCCCATCCATCTATTGATAGGCGCTGCGGCCATCGTTGCCCTTGCATTGATAGGCAACATGGAGCGCGAGGATCAGATCGCTGAGCGCCAGCATTACTGCGAAATGGTCGATCTGCATCACGAGTCTGGCGGCGAGTATGGCTGGCCGCCGTACAAAGGGGAGTGCGAATAATGGGACGCTTTGAGGTTGAACTGAACGACGAGCCGATCACCGTCGAGGTCATCAGCTACCGGCCTGGCGCAGACATGATCCAGACCGGCATGGGTATGGGCGACTGCATCGAGCCTGAGGATGAAGAGGTCGAGTTTCATGTCGTGGATGACGATGTGGCTGACCGCCTGACCGACTGGGACTGGCGGGTGCTTGAGGATGAAGTGCTGCAGGTTATGCGGCAGCCGGAGTATCTGTGATGTCTGCACACCGCTTTCTGCTAGACCACTGGGGGTCGGCATACGCCATGACCAAGGAAACCGGCGTGCCGCTGACCACCGCAAAGCGCTGGCGCAAGCGTGGCGTGATTGCTGACCCGCGTTGGTGGCTGCCTTTGCTTGCCCATGCCGGCTTTCCACAGACCAAACGACGAACCTGGTGCTTCCTATTGGTGCTAGATATTCAGGAGGAAGAATGAAACAGGAACAGAAAGCCAAGATCATCCAGCTCTGGAAAGAGCACGGCGAGTCCTACACCGCTCCAGATGCGATCTCATACAAGACCGGCATCGGCAGGAGTCGCATTAAGGCCATCATCGACGCGCACAAGCGAGGCCGCATCCAGGAGCTCGTTACCTACCGGATCATGAAGCGCAAGCGCCAAGGGCTGCGGCTTGTTCGCATGCGCATCGGCGGCGACACGATGGATTGGTATACAGACAAGGACGAGGATGGCATAGAGGCCTACGCAAACCAGCTCCGGCGGCGGTTGATTGGAGAGACAGCATGACAGACGAAAAGATCAGCGCCGCATGGCGCGCAGACGATGACGCAGACGCCGAGCTGATGGAGATACAGCGTCTAGCAAAGATCGCCCGCGACAGCGGCGCACAGGCAACGACAGACCCGGTGGTAAGCACCTGGCGAAAGATACTCAACACTGTCCGAGCAGCAAAGCGCAAACGATGAACAGCGCCCTGCTATGTCTCGCCCTGACCGTCTACTATGAGGCTCGGGGCGAGATTCCTGACGGCCAGATCGCCGTGGCGGAAACGGTCATCAATCGAGTCGAGGATAGCCGCTGGCCGGATAGCATCTGCGGCGTAGTCACGGAGAACCGGCACCCGACCAGCCTGCACCGATGCCAGTTCTCGTTTTACTGCGACGGCCAGCCAGAGCGGCCGGGCGACGCGATAGCTTGGCAGCAGGCGCAGGACATCGCCGAGGCCGTGATAAACGGCAGCCTATCGCTCGGCGTCGAAGCCACGCACTACCACACCACTGACACGCGCCCAGCGTGGGCTGATAGCATGGAGCCATTAGGCAAGGTCGGCGACCACGTTTTCTACCTGGAGGCGCCATGACGGACAAAGACAAGGCGGCTTTTTATGAGGCCTGCGCTCACCTGAGCATCGAGCGGAACATGGCGAAGCAGATGGAGATGCTGATCGCCCGAGCGCTGTCATGCAGCCAGCAGCAGCGTCGGCCATCGGAGAGCTGGGAGGCTGAGGCAATCGCGTTGCTCCGCGTCATAGACCAAGATCGCAAGGAAAAATCCTATGTGTAGCATCATGTCTATCGGGCTTGTGTTCGCCGCGCTGGTCGGCGGCGTTGCCCTGACCGCTATCACCCTCATGATCATCTACGCGATATGGATCGGCTGATCTGCCCCGCTTGCGGCCAACCCCTGCCTGATAACCCCAACGCACCCTGCCTGTGCCCGTACTGCGGATGCCGTATCTGCGAGGGGCAGGTATAAAAAAAGCCCGCCGAAGCGGGCCAACAGGAGGAGAAAGAAGCGCCCTGGTGCGTCTTTACCTGCGGGCCACAGGTCAGGAGAGCGGCGCGCACCTGCCGCATGCTCTGTCGTCAGTCTACCATCTGCCTCGTCACTGTCACCCGCCCGACTTCGCCGTGCTCGCGGTGATAGGTAATGCACGACGCGTCGGTTCCTGCAGCGTATCCATGCCGCGCGGCGTGAGCATCCCGGCTTGCCAGCGTCCGGTGTTGCTCAACAATCATCAGCTGCGATTCCTTGGCCGCCTTGTGATGCAGGTGGCCCATGTGGGCATAGCTATACTTAGTGCGTCCGAAAACCTCTCGGAACTCGGCAGCCATAACCCGATCCAGCTCGGCCATCTTTACTTGGTGCCCGTGGTGGAAGAATAGGCTGGTGTTGCCGTGTTCTAAGCAATAGAACGGCTTGGGCGATTGATCAACAGTCAGCCTTGGCTCGTTATCGTATAGGGCCGCCAGCATTTCGCGGCACCAGATAGCGCCAGATGGGTCGTGATTACCCTCGCAAATGATTACGTCCACCTGCTGATACTTCTCCAGCAGCATAGCGATGATCTGACGCATGATTCGGATCGCCAGTCTGACCACCTTCGGATAGCGGCTGTCGGCATCGAGGACGTTCTTGCTGGCCGGGGTCAGCGCCTCCAGAGCGTCGGCATGCAATAGATCGCCGAGCTCAGCAAGTAACGCGCGGTCTGCATCTGGTGCCCTGCGAATGGCCTCGGAAAACCAGCCGATCAATACACGCTCGGCAATGTCAGTGTCCCAATCCTCGTCGGTTTCCTCGTGCCAAGCGAGCATGCCGATATGCGCATCGGTCAGAGTAAATACATTGAGCAGGTCATTGTTATGCGGTTTAGGCGCGGAGATAGGATCGACGGGGTTGATCTGTTCGCGCATTGCGTCAGCGGCGGCCTTCATTGCCGCCATCTGCGCCTCTGCTTTCACGTCAGTCTTGACCCACTCCAACCGTTCCTCGCCGGTGCGCTGATCGCGCAGGATTGACCGGCCTTTCAGCGTTTCAGGGTCAGGTAGTTCCGGCGCATCTCCAATGCCTTTGGTTTCATAGGTTTGACCGGCTTGAATCCGCTTGTACCTTTTGCTCAGCCCTGGCCGGTCAACTCCAAGCGCTGCGGCTGCTGCGCCGAACGATCCATACTCCTCGACGGCAGCGACAACCTGAGAATCACTGTACTTCCTTTGCATCTGGCCACTCCTTTACTGCCTCCATTCCCGACCGGCACTGTTCTAGCGCAGAGCGCATATCGTTATATGCTCGTGCCAAGTCGCCATTCGTTTCTATTACATGGTCTGGCGTTTTGCAAACCGGGAACAATGACTTGGGCGGTTTTTCGTAGACCGTTTCGGTGCGGACAGTCGGCTCAGTCGTCGCGCAGCCAGTCACGAACATCGTCAGGAATAGGAGTGTCAGACCAGTCTTGCACTTTCTCATTGCTGTTCTCCAGTTCGGTCAATTCACGCTCGGCGTCGGCCCGTTTCTGCTCTGCCTGTTCGCGTCGTGCCCTCTGTGCGCTCACAGCGGCGTCCAGAGCAGCGATCTGCTCACGGGTGCGGGATAGTTCGGCTTCGGATGATTCAAGCCCCTCACGAAGCTCTCTGGCCTCGCTACGGTTTTCTGATGCCTGGCGCTCTGCCGACTGCCATTGCCAAGTCGTGAACGCCAGCGCAACAATCGCCGAGGCAATCACACCAGCCAACACGCGCGGCCCAGCAATCTTGGAGAGCAGCGAGATCATCAGCGCGACGCCCCGGTGCGAATGTGCTCCCAAGCTGCCGTGCCAATATAAGCGCCAATGTTACCCATGAGCATTGTGTACACAGGCCAGGCAATGCTTGAGAGCGTTTCCGATACGCGCGGCTCGATAACGGCGGCGATCCCGGCCAGCACCGGGTAAAGCAGCCCGGCGGTCAGCGACGTCAGCGCGATCCTGCGACGCCAGCGCCAGCGGCGTTCCGGGTTGGGATGGTCTACGCTTTCCGAATCCACTCGGCCACCTCATGCGCGCGGTCGGGCGTCTGTTCAGCCCACTTGCTATCAAGCGCCTCGTCGGCAGCGCGGTCATAGTCCTGCTGTTCGAGGGCCATCCACATGCGCTTGAATGAAAGCAACCCGGAAATGCCGAGCTGGTAAGCCATATTGGCCAGCGCCCGCTTGACGGTGAATGGCGCGTTTCGGAATCCGCGCTCGTGCTGAAGCCGCGCGCATATCCTGTCAATATCATTGGCCAGCAGGTGCTCGGCCTCGACTTCTGAAATGCCGCCGCCCTTGCGCTCGTCGATCATGCGGCCATAGCCGATCGTCCAATAACCGAGGTGATCTTCATACGCATGCAGGCGCAGGCCTTCGTGGCGCTTGATGTCCTCGATGATCTGCTGGATGTTAGGCATCGCTGCAATCTCCTTGGACGGTGAGAGTGTGCGGCTTGCCCTTGTAGATAAAGCGCCAAGTGTGGCTTTCGTGACCAGCGCTAGGAGCCATGCCACAAACCGTGACCAACGTCGTGCGCTCTGATTCAATGATCGTGCAGTCTGCGTTACGTGATAGGCATTCAAGCAGCGCTGCGAGGACAATGGCGTTCATTTCCGGCTCGTGTTCGCCGCGATCTGAATCAGGTGTCTGTTGACCTCATCGAGCCGGTCATCAAGTCGGTGCTCTAGTTGGTCAACCCGTTCGTGAACCCGCCGCATATCTTCTCGGTGCCAGCGGTAGAGCACGCCGAGCAGCGTAAAAATACCCAACGTCAGGAAGCCCAAAAGCCACCTGACGATCCGGGGTGTCTGCTCGAACAGCGCGCTCCAGATGTCGATGTCGCCGTTCTGCATCGCACTACTCCGGTGCATTGTATGTTCCAGGCCTGCTCGTAATAGCTGGCCTACGGTGTCTTGGTTGTCTTTACCCTCAAACAGCCTATCAAGCACCGCATGCCGTTCAGCCTCGTCGTACTGCGGCCACTTAAGGACTTCTTCAATCGTTCTGCCGCAACCCACGCAGACGAAATCGCTGTCTAGCTTGCAAACGTCTACGCACGGGCTTTCAATCATGTCGCGGCTCCAATATCTCACGCGCCCATTCAATATCGCGCATGTGTGATGCCCTGCAATGATCATCCTGCCAAAAAAACAGGGCATTGATATACCGACGGATCGGCCAACGGCGACGATACGCCCGCCCGCTGACCGTCTCGTTCTGATGACCAGCGAGCAGCGTGACGTTCAGCCCTTGCGAAAGCCACGCCGCTATACGGCTGATCTGTCTAAGCGCCAACGCCGAAGATGTCATCGAGATCGGCCTCGGTATAGCCAAGATCGGATGCCAGACGCAGCAGGTCATCGTTCGTGCGGTCAAACGTGTTGGCATCTTCCCAGAGGATGACGGCGCGCGGGTCGGCGTCAGGCGATTCCATCGCGGCTTTAACGCTATCGAGCTCACCGCGCTCCAGCAGGGCCAGCTTAAACTCTGCCCGGCTCAGGCTCGCCGATTCACGCTCGCTCTGGATGGCTTTGTCATCAGGGTTATAGTCCGGCTTTTCGGGCACTGGCGCATCAGGAAAGTCGGCAACAGTAAACCCGAACCGCTCAATGCTGTCCGTGTTTTCGTACTGCTCCCAATCCGATCCATTCCACCGCCACTTATGGATGGACAGGGAAAGGCGCTTCATAAACTGCTCGCGCTGCTCTGCGGGCGCTGCGTCAAGGTCTGATCGAGTGTTAAACATGCTCAAGCTCCAGTGTTTTGCACAGGTTGTGCGAGTCAGCCCATGATATATGACCCTTCCACGCGGCTGCAAAACGTGCAAGGGCTTCTGTCTGTTCGGTTTTCCGAAGGTGCCTGAGCTTGCGCTTAGCGCGACCAACGGAGTCTTTTCGGATGAGTTTGTATCGCGGCCATATCCGATACCCGAGGTAATTGACGCCACGGCTTACCGGCTGAACATGCCACTTGCTGAATCGCATGCCGCAATCATCGGCCAGTGATTCAAGCTGATCCTTGCTGGCGCGCAGCCAGTGCGGGCAGTTTCCCAGCATTACGATATCGTCCATGTATCGCACCCAAGCCACCGGCTTCAGCGTGTAGTGCATAAACCGGTCAAAGATATGACCGAACAAGTTGGCGCCAAGCTGCGAACTCAGGCTGCCGATATGCAGGCCGGTTCCCGTTCGAGGGATCATGCAGGCGAGCAGATCAAGCGTGCGCTGGCATTTGATCTTGCGCTCAAACTCAACGTGCAGCAGCGCGCGGTTGATGCTCGGGAAATACTTGCTGAAGTCGGTTTTCAGGAAGTGTGTTGCGCCGGTTTTGCGCATCTGGCTTTGCAAGTAAACTACGCCAGCATGCGTGCCTTTGTTTGGCCTGCAAGCAAAAGTATACGGCAGCATCACGCGGTCGAACATCGGCTCAATCAGGTTATTCAGAGCGTGTTGTACGATCCTGTCGCGAAACGGCAGCGCCGATATCAGTCTATGCTTAGGGTCGTATATCTCGAAGTGATTGTACCGCCCGATCTTGTACGATCCGTCGGCAACCTCTTGGCGCACGCGCTCTAGGTTCAGGGCGTCGTATTCCTTGAACTCAAGATAGCCGCACGAGCTGCGCTTACCCTTGAGCGTTTTTTTGTAGGCCAGCTCGAAGTTTTGCGGCTCTACAATCTGGTCAAACAGGCGTTTGTACTTCCTACCCATAATAAATCGCTGGCTCCGTGTTCCGCCCTAGGGCTACTCCACGTTCTGCCAGACCCAGTAGATTGTTTGCCGAAGCAGGATAACCGGGCTGACCACGTTTTGAGGTCGGCTTGGCAGGCCGTAGCCGTGCCAAAGCGCGTTCCAACATCGTCACAGACGCCACGACCACCATTATTCGTATTCGAATTCGTAGCGGTATTGGTATTGACATTGCGGGAGCCCGATTTCGAGCCATTATTCCAATTCCCGCCAAGTTTAGCGAAGCGCACATACCCCGGTCACCCCTTCTTGCTCTTAATCCAGCGCCCTAGAATTGCACCTGGCTCAGCAACAAGCGCCTGCGCGTGGTGCTCTTGCTTAGGCGTCATGTGCCGGATCGAATAGCGCAAGAACCGAATCCAGAATCGAAGCATCGACAGACCGGCGTCGGCTGCGTACAGCTTCGATATCTGGTTTGACTTACCGGCAACGATGAAAAGATCAACCTGATCGAGCATGCAGCGCAGGAACATATCGCGCGCAACACCATGTTTGCGCGGAATGCTCTGTGCAATCGGATACAGATAGGCGAGGACTTTTTCGTACTCCTCGACAATGTGCATCTGCTGCATTGAGGATTGGTTGTCTTTCGTTATCATCGCTGCCTCATTTAAGGGATGGGCCTATCGG